AGGAAACTTTCAAGGATATCCTCACAAGCGTTGTGGGTGATGAGCTTGACTATGACCTTATCACCGCAGTGAACGATAAGATTTCCACGTTCGTTGACCAGAACGCACATGAAACTGAGATTCCGACTATAGACGAGCATAAGTTTTCATCTATCTTGTGGGAGGCAGGCGTAAGTCAGGATAAGCTGGAAAAGTTGCATGGTGTGTATGAAAATGCTATGCACGGCAAGGTTTTCAGGGCTGTCAATCTGGTGGAGGATAAGGTAACGATATCAGGAATGGGATTCAAGATGACCGTAGATAACTACCATAAAGGCGACGTGTCCACTGCCATAGGCAAGGTTATATTCGGTGTTGCTGATACGGCTGTTGACGTGAATGGTATCGGTATTAAAATGGACGGTGTTGCTAATGGCTGACCCTATGACCATGTCACGCCTGAAAGCCTACCGCAGGAACGCCTCAGCCATTGAGGATATCAAGGCGGAGCTTTCAGGCAAATACGTTGCCGACAGTATCAGCGTATGCACTCCGCCGTCCTACACGCCACACAGCACACGCATAGACGGCTTCTTGCCAAACGGTGATACACTTTCATTGCTGTGTGAGCAGGCACGATTAGAGCGTGAGCAGAGGGCTGTGGAGGAGTTTATCAAGGGGATAGAGGACTATCAGACACGGCGAATGTTCGTGCTGAAATTCATCAAGGGTAAGACGTACTTGCAGATAGCTATGCAGGTGAGTGGTGGAAGAATCACAGAGGACGCAGTTGAAAAGAAGATAAAAAGATATATTTCAAAAAAATCTTGATTTGTCGGTTTTGTCGGTTTTCACTATGTTATAATTTAAACTGAGGAAAGTGTAGATGTACCTCAGACTTGTACTTTCATTGAAGTCACCTCCAATTTTCTAAGCCCCGTAAGGGGCTATGCAGAACGTGAGTGCATGAGCTTGCGGTCTGTTCCAACAGGTTAGTGCTTAGTCCTACTTTTTGAAAAGCACCTTTCCATTAACATTGCCAACACTGACGAGTGTTCGGGCAGGATTGCAAAGCTGTATTGCAACAGATACAGCTTTGAATTTGCAGGTTGAGAGTGCACGAGCTTAAAGCCTGCACCAGTGAAACTACTCCGCATAGTCATGAATATGTGTTGCTGTAAGTGTAATCGGAGTTAATGGCTTACAGGACAGCCTGACGTTAACGGGACCTAGCCGCAAGGGCTGAGCAGGCAGCGGCAAGAATGCAGGTCGAGAGCGTGCCAGCTCAACATCTGCTCCACCATTTACAAAACTCCTTATAATATTTTCACAAGAGGCACTCCTATGGGGTGTCTTTTGCGTTGAGAAGGTGACCTTATGCCAATACCAAGACCAGACCGAAGCGGTTCACATCAACAGCAGTTCCGTATCAACAAGAAGAAGATATACGCTACCCAAACAGTTTGCGGTATCTGCGGTAAGCCTGTTGATTTTTCGCTGAAATATCCGCACCCACTGTCAGCCTGCATAGATCACATTATACCCATTGCAAAAGGCGGTCATCCTTCGGACATTTCAAACTTGCAGTTGGCACATTGGTGCTGTAATCGTCAGAAATCTGACAAACTGGTGGAAAAACAGGTGTTTGACCAGTCTCTTGACCTGATTTCCAACCGAATTTTACCACAATGCTACGATTGGAAGAATTTTTAACAAATTATTGACAATATGGGGGGTATGCCCCCTTTTGAGGTCAAAAATGACCTTCACCGCCGCACTGCTTATATTTCTCGCAGAGTTGAAATAATTGGAAAGGATATACAAGATGAGCGAATACAAAGGCATGGCATATTTGAAAAAGAAGCTTTCATCAAAGGCTTCGAGGGTCAATGTGCGCTATGACTACTATCACATGAAGAACGGCCTTACTGACATGGGCAAAATGATACCACCAAGCTATAACTGGATGCGTCCTGTACTAGGCTGGTGTGCAAAGGCTGTTGATACCCTTGCAGACAGAATAGTATTTGACAGCTTCGAGGACAACACTTTCTACGTCAACGAGATATTTGACAACAATAATCGTGACGTGTTCTTTGATTCAGCCATTCTCTCAGCGTTGGTATCCTCTTGTTGTTTTGTGTATATCTCAGCTGATGAAACAGGCTATCCACGCTTGCAGGTCATTGACGGCAGTAACGCTACTGGCATTATCGACCCTATCACAAATATGCTCCGTGAGGGCTATGCAGTGCTTGACAGGGATAACAATTTCAACCCCACTATCGAAGCCTACTTCACAGCCGAACAGACAGAGATATATCGCAGAGGCTATGATGTTGAGATCTATGACAATCCTGCACCTTACCCTCTGCTTGTGCCTATCATATACCGCCCTGACGCCGTTCGTCCTTTCGGTCACAGCAGGATATCAAGGGCGTGTATGGAGCTTGTGCAGGAGGCTATGAGAACGCTCAGGCGGTCGGAAGTATCAGCCGAGTTTTACAGTTTCCCACAAAAATATATACTTGGTCTTTCGGATGATGCCGAAAAAATGGACAAGTGGGGTGCAACAATGTCCTCACTGCTGACTATCACCAAAGATGATGACGGCGGCAATCCTACTGTCGGACAGTTTCAGCAGCAATCCATGTCACCATACTCTGAGCAGCTTAAATCTATAGCTTCGTTGTTCGCCGGAGAAACAGGGCTGACCCTTGATGACTTGGGCTTTGCAACGTCCAACCCTGCCAGCTGTGAAGCGATCAGAGCGGCACACGAAAATCTTAGGCTTACCGCACGCAAGGCTCAGAGAACGTTTGGCAGTGGTTTCCTTAACGTGGCTTATCTTGCCGCCTGCGTTCGTGATAACACAGCCTATATGCGCTATGCTTTCAGTGACATCAAACCGCAGTGGCTTCCTATCTTCGAGCCTGATTCTGCTGCACTCTCAGGCGTGGGCGACGCTATCCTAAAAATCAATCAGGCTGTTCCTGATTATCTGGGCGCAAAGGGTATACGTCAGCTCACAGGCATAGAGGGTGAAAACAATAGAGGGTGAAAACAATGGCTGATATCGGTGCAGAACTGCTTGAAAAAATTCGTGCTGAGTTTCAGAAGACGTGCAAGGCTGATAAGTACGTTCAATCGGTCTTGAAGAAGATAGAGGGCGGCACTGCAAAAATGGAAGAAGTCGCCTTGCTTTCAAAACAGCTTGGTCGGCGTGCTTCGCAGGCTATCGGTACATATGTCAACGCTGGGGCACTCCCTGACGGCAAGATGTATTACAATATAGCCGATACCATACTCTCGGGCGTGCTCAAGGACAACTACAATGTTATAAACTCCGCTGCCGCAGAATGCCAAAAGGCACTTGACAGAGCAGCAGGCATAAACATCACACCTCAGCAGGCTGCTTTCCCTACCGAACGTATACAGGCGGTAGTCAATGCGGCTTCTGTACCGGATATCGCAGAAGAAGTTATGATACGGCGTATGACAGCTCCTGCGCAGAACATCACGGAGAGCTTTTACAACGATTATGTGGAAGCGAACGTGAAGTTTCGTTCTGACGCAGGGCTTGACTGCTACATTATCCGCAACGATCACGGCGGCTGTTGTGAATGGTGCGCAAAGTTGGCAGGCAAATATCACTATCCCGAAGATGTTCCGAAAGACGTTTACCGCAGGCATGATAACTGCGGCTGTACTGTTACATACCTCAACGGCAGAAAGGCACAAAACGTGTGGAGCAAGACCAAGTGGAACGTTTCTGACGATGAATTTGAACGTATGAAAAAGGCTGGGGCCAGAGAGCCTGTCAGACTTGTTGACAAGCCGGGCAAAAGTGGTATACTGAAGAGAGTAGAAGAAACAAATAATTATGATGAACTTGAAAAATATTTGAGCAGCAAATACAACATTACAACCGACGACAGCGTAAAGCAGCTTGACTTTAAAACTGTTCGTGAAACTTTAAAAGGTATCGAAAGTGTATTTGATGATTTTCCAGAACTTAGTGATAATATAAAGAAAATAGGTACTGGTAAACATGGAGTTATGTGCTGCTCAGGCGAAGAGATCAAGTTTAATCCGAAATACTATAAAGACGTATCCGGATTTAAAAAGATGTGTGAAGATTCTTCTGCGAAAGGTTGGTGGCCACCAAACAGTTCACCTGCGTCGATCGGCGTTCATGAAACAGGTCATGCAGTTGAATGGCTATTGCTTTCAAAAAGTAATTTTGATTATCCGTGGCAAAAATTATATGCTTGGAATCGTGGAGATATGTCAGGCGGTATAGTATCTAAAGCCGTTAAGAACGTCAAAAAGATATCGTACGGAAAAGGCAAAAAGCAGTCCGAATTGATGAGCGCAGTTTCGAGATATGGAGCAACTAAAAAGCAAGAATGCTTTGCAGAGGCATTTGCTGACTGTTTTTCTAATGGTGAATCGGCAAATCCGCTTTCGCAAGAAATAGTCAAGCTAGCTAAAGAAAAATATATTAGTTTAAAAGGAACGTGATAATATGAGAGAGATGCCAATATGGTTGGACTATGCGGAATTTGATGATGACGGATTATGCGGCATATCCCCAAATGCACCGGACGAAGTAAAGAAAGCTTACGAAGATTATTTAGCTGAAGAAGAAGAGGCTAAATCAGAAGGCATAAAAATTTAATAATTTTAACCGCTCCGCTACGGCGAGGCGGTATTTTTATACCCAAAATCAGAAAGGACGGATATTATGGCACTTGACCGGGATACAATATGGCAGCTGCGGAGAACTAAGAGTGATATTGAGAACATCAGAACTGACATTCAGAAGATAAAGGATAATGCTGATTATGTTGCGGCACTGATACGCTGTGAAAGGTCATTGAGTATAGTTTTATCCAATGCTGAAAAGGTCAAATCGACAAAGTAAATATCAAACTAAGCACCTTAACGGGTGCTTTTTTAGTACCCTAAAAAAAGGAGGTAATTCCCTATTGAGGATAAGAGAGTCGGCAGGCAGACCCCCACCATATCGGTAGTGTTGCCATATGAGCAGACCAAAGGCAATGAGGCTATCGCAATGTACAACAAATCGGGGCGCACTGCACAGGAATGGCAGGAGTTAATGCTTTATGACATCATGGCGGTGGACGATGAGGGATTGTGGAAGCACATGAAGTTCGGCTGGTCGATACCAAGACGTAACGGCAAGTCAGAGCTGCTTATCATGCGTGCAATCTATGGTCTGCAAAATGGCGAGCGTGTTCTTTACACCGCCCACAGGACAACAACGTCACATTCGGCGTGGGAGAAGATCATCGACCTTATCACAAAAATGGGTTTTCTTGAAAAAGAGGACTTCAAGACCACAAAGCAGATGGGCTTGGAGCGTATACAATGGCTCAAAGGCGACGGAATTATCAACTTCCGTACACGTTCCAGCAAAGGCGGACTTGGCGAGGGCTATGACCTGCTTATCATAGATGAAGCACAGGAATACACCACAGACCAAGAAACAGCCCTAAAATATACCGTCACAGACAGTCGCAACCCTCAGACGTTGATGTGTGGAACACCTCCAACGATGGTGTCTGCCGGCACAGTTTTCACAAAATACCGACAGAAGACGATATCAGGCAAAGGCGGTGACGACGGCTGGGCTGAATGGTCCGTGCCAAAGCTTACAAACGCACATGACCCTGAGCTGTGGTATGCCACTAACCCGTCTTTAGGTACTATCCTCACGGAACGTAAGATACGCTCTGAGCTTGGCGACCCGAAAGACGATCAGGTTGACGATAACATTCAGCGTTTAGGATTGTGGCTGACCTATAATCAGAAGTCGGCTATAAGCAAGGGTGAGTGGCAGGCTCTTTGTATCAACGGTAAGCCCGATATCAGCAGAGAGCTGTTTTTCGGCATTAAGTATGCAAAAGTCACAGATAATGTATCTTTGGCTGTCGCTGCGAAAACAGCAGACGGCAAAATATTCGTTGAAGCTATTGACTGCCGCCCTGTAAGAGAAGGAAACGGCTGGATAATCGCATATCTGCGCAATCCGCATATGCGTGAAACCGTCATTGACGGAGCGAACGGACAGTCTTTGCTTGCAGCGGATATGAAAAACGCAGGTATCAAGCGCAAGCCTATCCTGCCGAAAGTCGCTGATGTGATCACTTCGTCAGCAGGTTTTGAGCGAGGGGTATTCGCACAGAACATTTGTCACGCAGATCAGCCGTCCCTTGAACAAGTCATTGCAAACTGTGAACACAGAGCGATAAGCTCAGGCGGTGGCTTTGGCTATACCTCAATTCTTGAAGGTGCTGACATATCACTGCTTGAGGCAGTGGTGCTTGCTCACTGGGCGTGCGCTAACTCATCAGATAAAAAGAAAGTACAGAAAATAAGCTGGTAACAGCTTGTTATATATCACCTACACCGCAGGGTAAAGCGGGGAAAGGAAACACTATGGCAGAATTTGAAGCTATAACAACACAGGAAGCCTTTGACAATGCGATAAAGGCAAGGCTCGACCGCAACACGGACACAGTCAAGAAACAGTTTGAGGGTTACATTTCCCCTGACGACTTCAAGACAAAGACAGCCGAACTTAACGGCAAGATCACCGATCTTACGGGCAAGCTTGCGGAAAAGGATACAGCTATCGCAGACCTCACGGCTAAGAACAAGGCATACGAGACCAGCTCGGTAAAAATGAGAATTGCCCATGAAAACGGTATCCCTTATGAGCTTGCAAGCAAGCTTTCGGGAGACACAGAAGAAGCTATCAAGAAGGACGCTGAAACATTTGCAAAGTTTATCGGCAAGAAACAGACAGCTCCTCTTGGCAGCACAGAACACGATCACGCAGACGGCAAAAATGCGGCATATAAGTCGCTGCTTGCAGGTCTCACAAAGTAAAGAAAGGAAGTAATATTTATGGCAGATATCCTCTCAAAGGGCTCAAAGTTCGACCCTATTCTCGTTAAAGAACTTTTTGACAAGGTAAAGGGCAAGTCCTCACTTGCAGCTCTTTGCGATCAGACACCTATCGCATTCAATGGGCAGAAAGAGTTCATCTTCACAATGGACGATGAAGTTGATCTTGTCGCTGAAAACGGCAAAAAGACAAGGGGAAGCGTTTCACTTGCCCCTGTTATAATCGTACCTGTAAAGATCGAATACGGCGCAAGGATCTCCGACGAATTTCTCTATGCGTCTGAGGAAGAGCAGATAGAGATTCTGAGAAACTTCTCAGACGGCTTTGCGAAAAAGACTGCAAGAGGTCTTGACATTATGGCATTTCACGGCGTAAACCCGAGATCAAAAACAGCTTCGACACTTATCGGCACAAACCACTTCGATAACGGCGTAACTGTCGTTGCACAGGACAGCAAGTCGCCAAAGACACCTGACGCTCTTATCGAAGACGCTATTGCCGCAGTGCAGGGCAATGAGTATGATATCTCAGGTCTTACGATGGCGCCGTCATTCAGAGCTGACCTTGCGAAAATGGTGGATACAAGCGGAAGAAAGATCTATCCTGACCTTGCTTGGGGCAATGCACCGTCACAGATGAACGGCATTCAGACCGTTACAAACAACACAGTTTCATTCAACTCCAGCAAAGACCTTGCTGTTGTGGGCGACTTTTCAGCATTTAAGTGGGGCTACTCAAAGGAAATCCCGCTTGAGATCATTGAATACGGCGACCCTGACAACAGCGGACAGGATCTCAAGGGCTACGGTCAGGTATACATCAGAGCTGAAACATATATCGGCTGGGGCATTATGGATAAGTCGGCATTCGCTGTCATTCAGTCGGCTGCTGAATAAGGGGGCGGCATAAATGGCGGCAGAGTACGCAACTATCGAAGATGTCATAAAGCTTGGTCGAAAGCTCACGGCTGAGGAGCAGGAAAAGGCGGCGGCTCTGCTGCCTGTCGCCTGCGCAAAGCTTTCGACCGCCTGCAAGAAGTATGGCAAGGACCTTGACATTATGATAGCTGACGAGCCTGACATAGAGCTTGTGGCAAAGGATATCATAGTCCGTGCTACGCTGAGAGCTGTTGACGCTATTGCGGACAGCTCTCCTGCGGCTTCGCAGGCTTCACAGTCGGCTATGGGCTACTCAGTATCAATGACCTATCTCAATGCAGGACAGCAGTTGTATTTCCTCAGGAATGAGCTGAAAGAGTTGGGAGTTATGAGGCAGAGATACGGAGCTATGGAGGTGTATGACGTATGAGACTAGATATCAGGGGCATACCCGTTAAGTTGTCTGTAAAAACGCAGACAGGCGTTGACGGCTTCAAAAGACCTATATACGAAACTTCGCAGGAAGTTGTCGAAAACGTGCTTGTGGGCGAGCCGTCTGCAGAGGACGTTGTGAACGAGCTTAACCTGTCAGGCAAACGCATAGCCTATGTGCTTGCAATACCAAAGGGTGATACACACGTTTGGGAAGACACAGAAGTTGAGTTCTGGGGAATGACGTTCAAAACTGTGGGTATCCCTACACAGGGCATTGACGATAATATCCCCTTAAAGTGGAACAAGAAAGTAAAGGTGGAGCGCTATGAGTAAAGTTAAGATAGAGCTTGACCACAACGGCATTGCGGCTTTTCTTTGCTCTGCACCTGTTGAAAGCATGGTCAAGGGCTATGCTGACAGAGCCGTTCAGAGGCTTGGCGCAGGGCATAAAGCGTATACTATCACATGGACAAGATATCCGAAAATGCGCCGTAAGGTGGCTGTTGTCAAGGCTAAGACAAAGAAGGCTCAGCGTGCTAATCTTAGAAATAACACACTTTTAAAGGCGGTGCTTGGCAAGTGATAGAGAAAATAATCCTTGACTGGCTGGGAGCAAAGCTTGACGTTTCAGTTTATCTTGAAGAACCTAAAAACCCACCAAAAGAGTATGTGCTTATCGACAAGCTAGGCTCGGCAGAGAATGACCTTATCACCTCTGCCACCGTAGCCGTTCAGAGCTACTCAGCGAGCCTATACGGGGCGGCAGAACTTAACACAAAAGTTAAAAAGGCTATGTCTGAAAGCGTGTCACAGGGCGATATATGCCGCTGTGCGTGCACGTCAGACTACAACTACACGGACACGGAAACGAAGAGATACCGCTATCAGGCGGTATTTGATATAACCTACTACGAGGAGTGATAATACTATGGCAAACAACAAAGATAACGTATCAACAGGCAAGCCAAAGGTAGGTGGAGCGGTTTTCACAGCGATCACGGGATCTACACTGCCGACAGATGCAACAACAGCACTTGACGCAGCGTTCAAGAGTTTGGGCTACTGCTCAGAGGACGGTGTAACAAACAGTTCGGGCATTTCTACCGAGAATATAAAGGCGTGGGGTGGAGATATCGTTGACACACCGCAGACAGAAAAGACGGACACTTTCAAGGTCAAACTGATAGAGTGTACCAATACAGATGTGCTGAAAACTGTCTACAATGGCAGCAATGTTTCGGGCGACCTTGACACAGGTCTGACGATCAAGGTCAACAGCGCAGAGCATGAAGATCAGGCGTTTGTATTCGACATGATACTGAAAAACAACGTACTGAAAAGAGTGGTCGTTCCGTTTGGCAAGGTGACGGAGATATCAGACATCACCTATAAGGACAACGAGGCTATCGGCTATGAGCTGACTATCACAGCCACACCTGATGAAAACGGCAACACACACTATGAATACATGAAGAAAGGGGAATAACCTATGCTGACAGGTAAGACAGAGAGTGGTTTTGAGTTTGAAATAGAGGAGAAGACCCTTGACGACTATGAGTTTATCGAAGCTGTCGGTAAGTGTGAACAGGGCGACCCCCTTGCATATGTCAAGGTAGTTGACGCCGCTCTTGGAAGCAAGAAAGAAAAAGCTTTCGAGAAGATAAGAGAAAAGTGCGGCTATGTATCGGCTAAAGAGATAACAAAGCTTATCGTAGAGATCTTCCAGACCCCTAAAACAAAAAACTCCTAGTCCTTGCCGCCGTCATGGAGCGCTATCCTGATGAACTTGACTGTGATATGGCGCAGTATTATCACATATACGATTTTAAGTCGCTGCCTGCACGAAAGGTGGCGACTTTTCTTTGCGGCCTTGACAGCAGTTCACGGGTCAAGCGCAAGCTCAACGGCGTTGGCGGTTCGTTTTCTGAAATACTGCTTGCGCTGATATTTGACCGCCTGCAATGGATATGCTGGTCGCAGACAAAGGACGGTCAAAAGGGCGTGAACAGACCGCAGTCAATAGCTGAAAAGCTTATAGGCAAAAACGAGAGCGACAGCGAGATAACAGCGTTCCAAAGCGGCGAGGATTACGAGAAAGCAAGAAGAAAAATCTTAGGAAAGGAGGACTAACATGGCAGAAGGAAACGGCACACAGCTGGGCAAAGCATATGTGCAGATAGTTCCGTCTATGCAAGGGCTTGCATCAGAACTGCGAAGAGCGTTCGGGGATAGTATGCCCGATGGTCACAAGTTTGGAAGTTCTCTCGGTGGCAAGGTCGTTTCAGGTTTTGGAAGCACTATCAAAAAAGGCTTTGCACTTGCCGCAAAAGCTGGTATAGCAACTATATCGGCAGCAAGCGCAGGCATAGGTGCTATAGTCAAAAGCTCTGCTAGCGCATATGCGGACTATGAGCAGAACATAGGCGGTATAGAAACGCTGTTCAAGGACAACGCTGATACTGTTGTAAAATATGCAAGCGAAGCGTACAAGACCGCAGGATTATCGGCTAATGACTATATGCAGAACGTCACAAGCTTTTCTGCTTCACTTCTGCAAGGCTTGGGCGGTGATACTGCGCAGGCGGCTGAGATAGCCAATGAAGCAATGGTGGATATGTCGGATAATGCTAACAAATTTGGCACGGACATATCATCTATCCAGAACGCTTATCAGGGCTTTGCAAAGCAGAATTATACCATGCTTGATAACTTAAAGCTGGGCTATGGCGGTACACAGGCGGAAATGGCAAGGCTCATCAACGATTCGGGTGTGCTTGGAGATTCGATAAAGGTCGATGAAAAAACCGTCAACAGCGTATCATTCGACAAAATGATAGAAGCTATCCACAAGGTGCAAACCGACCTTGACATCACCGGTACAACTTCCAAAGAATCGGCAACAACAGTTTCCGGTTCTCTTGGCTCTGTGAAAGCAGCGTGGGCAAACCTTATGGCAGGAATGGGCGACAAAAACGCTGACCTGAAAAATCTTATCAAAGAAATGGTAAGCACAGTAAAGACCTTTGCAAAGAACATTATGCCTGTCATAAAGCAGGCTCTTTCAGGGGTCACAACGCTCATAAGTGAGCTTGCTCCTGACATAGCGGCCGAACTTCCACAGCTTGTGAGCGACCTGCTCCCACAGCTCATAGAAGCAGGCACGCAGATATTTCAGGCGCTTGTAAAAGGCATTTCCGATAATATCGGCACGATAACGCAGGCGGCTATAACAGCCATTACAACCATTGCAACAGCACTTATACAGAACACAGGTCCTCTTGTGCAGGCGTTGGCAACTATCATAACAACTATAGCACAGGCTTTGCCAACTATATTGCCCGACCTTACAGAAACGATAAAGCAGCAAATGCCATTGATATCGCAGGCTATACTTGACAGCTTACCTGCGATAATCGAATGTGCTACACAGATAATCGTAACAATAGCAGAAACATTAGCCAACAATATTAATCTTATTGTTGACGGCGCTGTCAAAATCATTGATACATTAGCAATGTCACTTTCTGATAGTGATACAGCTAAAAAGCTTACAGAAGCAGCATTTAAAATAGTATTTACCCTAACCAAAGAGATAGTAAAAAATCTTCCTGATATTCTTGCCAGCGGCATACTTATAGCTGTTGAAATTGTCAAGGGAATTGCACAAGGTATGGTGGACTTTTTTGCACCTGTATCAGACGCTTTATCAGACAAACTGCTTGACCTTACAGACTGGTTTTCACGCAAGTGGAACGATTTTAAGGAGTGGGGTTCAGATATGATACAGGCGTTTATAGACGGCATAAAGGAGAAGTGGCAGAGCCTTAAAGACACTGTATGTGACGTAGCTTCAAGCGTTAAAGACTTTCTTGGCTTTTCTGAGCCTGACAAAGGTCCTCTTTCAAACTTCCACACCTTTGCGCCTGACATGATGGACTTGTTCGCAAAGGGCATTGCTGACAATGAGGACACTATCACAATGCAGTTCAACAGGTCACTGCAACCGCTTATGGATACGGATATCATACCGCCAAGCTTTTCAGCACTTCCTGAAAAGAGCGTGAATAGCGGCGATAATGATACAATGAACAAGATCATCGCCCTCCTAGAAACCTACTTCCCACAGCTTGCACAGCAAGGAAACATTTATCTTGACGGTGACAAGCTCACGTCAAGGGTGGACGGAAAACTAGGTGAGAGGGTCACAAGCAGTGAAAGGAGGCTTGCAAGTGTCTAATGAATACATAGAGTTTGGCGGCAAGAAGTCCACCGATTTCTATTTGGTTATCCAAAAGGACGGCGTTCAGATATCTCAGCCGGAGGAAAACAGGATAGAAGCCACTTTGCCGTTTATGAACGGCTTTTATGACTTTTCCAAAATGGCAGGCGAAAGGACGTACAAACAGCGTGATATCACAATAAAATTCAGCCTTTCTGCAAAAGATGAAAACGAACTTTACCGCAGAAAGTGTGATGTTGTCCGCTGGCTCAGTGGAGCAAAGGGTGAGCTGAGGATAAGCTTTCTGACGGACTATCACTTTGTGGGGGCAACAGCGGTGTTTGATACCTCCGCATTTGAATTCACTTCACGGCGCACCGCTGATCTGACAGTGAACTTCAAGACGTATCCTTTCCTGCGTTCTGATGATTACTCAGACATCGGCTTTGACGACTTCAACTTTGAGACCGACTGTCTGAATTTGACGGATATATCGCTGACAGCGGTCGAGCAGACACGATACGCCCCTCCTGCGACCTTGAAAATCTATTCATATGCTGATAGACCCATACGCCCACGCCTTTCTTTCAAACGCTCAGAGGACGATACAAAGGGTGTGGGATTCACCTATTTTGCACTCAATGACGAGGAGATAAGTGCAAGCGTATACCGCAATACGGAGAAAGAATTCGACCTTGACGAGCTGACTTTACAGCCTGGTGTGAATACTCTTGCGGCTTACGGCTTCGGTACACTCACGCTCAAACTTTACGAGGAGGCACTCTGATGTTCATAGTAACGATAACAAACGGAGCTGAAAACACTATCATACACAGCGACGGCACAGACCGCATATCGGGTGGCAAGATAGTGAAGGCTATCAATGCTGTGGATAGTTTCAGTTTTACCATATATCCGAACAATGCAGGCTATGATTTCTTGAAACCGCTTACAACGGCTGTCAAGGTTTATGATGAAAGTACTGACAAGGACATTTTTATAGGCAGGGTCTTAAAGTGTCCTGACAGCATGGATGAGAGAGGTCTGATATGCCGCAAAGTCACCTGTGAGGGGCGTTTAGGCTGGCTTTATGACAGCGTTCAGCCGTATGTTGAATACAAAATGGTAGGTATATCAACAGTGCTTTCTTCGTTCCTCTCCAAACACAATGCACAGGTGGGCGCAGATAAGCGTATAGAGCTGGGACAGGTAACTGTTACGGCAAGCAACAACTACACATATACTGCAAATTGGGACAAGACAATGGACGTCATTGCAGACAAGCTTATAGGGAAGTTCGGCGGTGAGATACAGCTCAGAGATAAAGGCGGCAAGGTCTATCTCGACTATCTGGAGAACATAGGACACGGCACTGATACCACCATAGAACTTGCGGTAAATCTTAAAACCATATCACGAGAAGTAGACGAAACGGCGGTCATAACACGTCTTTATCCTCTTGGCGCAAAGTTGACCGACAGCGAAAAGCGGTTGACCATCGGCACTGTGAATGGTGGCAAGGATTACATAGAGGACAGCTCACTTATCGCAAAATACGGCGTTATAAGCGGTCCGCAGATATGGGACGATGTGACCCTTGCGAGCAACCTTCTTAGCAAGGGTAAGGAGTATCTTAAATCTGTCAATCGTGCGAAAGTGCAGTATCAAATAACAGCGCTTGACCTCTCGAGAATAGACAGGCACATTGAACAGTTTGAACTCGGCTGTTGGTACAGAGTAAAAAATAGCCTTATGGGCATAGACGAGGATTTGCGCATTGTGGGTATATCCATAGACCTTGACAATCCGCAGGCTTCACAGTTGACCTTCGGTGACCGATTTGAAACGCTTTCGGGCTTTATGACAGCGAAAACACAAAGCCTGCAATCTGCTATAGATAACTCAGAGTTTAGGAACAGACAGGTCATAGATAGCAAAATTGAAAATGCCACAAAGTTGATAACAGGTGCAGAGGGCGGACACGTTATTCTTGACCCGTCCGAGAAACCTCAGCGTATTTTAATTATGGATACGGCTGACATTAATACTTGCAAATCCTGCATCCAACTAAACAAAAACGGACTAGGTTTTTGGAAATCATCGGACGGCGGTTCTGCAAAAGACGGACCGTACACAAATGCGTGGACCATCGACGGAAATTTGGTAGCTAGTTTTATAACTGCCCTGACCCTGACAGGTTTGAAGATAAATAACGGCTCAGGCACCTTTTCGGTATCTGAGGACGGAACAGTTGTTGCCAATAGGCTGTCGTCAAAATCAGCAGATATAACAGGCGGAACTATCAATCTACAGACATCTAGTGAAACTACCAGTGCCATTCAGCTGTCACATAACGAATGGACAGTTAGAATTAGTCCATTGGAAATACGCATTGACAACGCAAGCATAAGTGGTCACGTTGTCATACAGGCAGGTGCAGTATTCGGATATAATGGCGAAAGACAGACGTTTACGCTAAGTACGGAAGACGGAAGTTTAACTCTTTGTGATGAGAACAGTAAGCCTGCTATATTTTGTCTTGGAAAAACAGGCGAAATTTACTGCAAGAGCATCTCGACAGAAAATCACACACTGAATTAAAAAAGGGGGCAAATTTATGGCAAACATAGACCTTTCACAATTTATAGAAACTGTATCAACAGCATTTGAAGGCAGACAGGTAAGGCAGGCATTTGTTGACGCACTAACGGCAACAGAACAGGCAATAAATGACCTAAACCAGAATAAAATAAAAAGCGGTACGATTGAATACACGCTGAAAAAGGCAGCTTCAAGCGTGCAAATACCGCTGAATTTGGATTTTACACCAAAGCAGATATGCGTGTCGCTGAGGGACATCGGCACGCCTAGTCCATTTCAGAACTACTGCACCCATGTGCAGGTATACAAGGGCGCATATTTTGCAGTAATCTGCATGGGTCCTAGCAATGGCGCAACCACTGTCAACGTGCCTGCAGGAACGTACAGCATAGACTACATAGCAATCGTATAGGGGGTGCAGAAATGGTAATCAGACTAGACGAAAATTATAACGCAATGACATCAACAGCCCTACTGGGCTACGTTGGTGAAACTAATGCCCGTCCCGTGTCTGTCGAGGGCATGGAGATAGACGGAGCAGACCGCTATGTAATGACGATAGACTACGGCGACGGCGTGACATATGAGGTCGATATTACAGGCGGACAGTGGACACCAACGGCAGATATACTGCGGTCAGCGCAGACAGTCAGCTGCCAGATAGCAGCGAAGAAGCTGTCAGGTGATGAGTATATTTTAGTTAAAAAAATCACGAATTTTTCGACTGCGAATAGGGGCGGCTATCGGTGATACAGCTATCCCGTCACCAAGTGTGGCAGCTGACGCACTAGACCGCATAGACGCCATAGGCAGGCAGACACACGCAGATATGCAGACAGCCGTCACTGCCGCAGAAACGGCGACAACAGCGGCTGAAAACGCAGAAAAATCTGCCACAGACGCAGAGAAATCAGCAGATACCGCAGAACAGGCGGCAAGCCGTGCTGAAACCGCAAAGACAGCGGCTGAAACGTCCGCAGCACAGTCAGAAACCGCAAGGCAGGGTGCAGAAAACGCACGTCAGCAGGCGGTCACATCACAGAATAACGCTAAAATATCCGCAGCGCAGGCGGCAACATCAGCACAGCAGACCACAGCCGACAAGAACATAACGGCAGGCTATGCTAAAACTGCAAAGACCTGCGCTGACAGCACTGCAGCAGACAGACAGGCGGTGCAGGAAATGGCAACGCAGGTCACAGCCGACAAGGCTAATGTGGCAGAAAACGCTGCTAAGGTCGCAGAGGACAGAACAGCCGCTGAAACTGCCGCACAGATAGCACAATCCATAGCTGACAGCCTGCCTGAGGACTACACTACAGCTGTCGGAAAAATCGCTGAGAACACGGTAGAAATAGCTAACCTAAAACTAACGGACAAAGAGTTGCAAAGACGCGTGGACGCACTGTATTCCATAGGTCAGGGTATCACACACCAGTTTGAAACAGACAGCGAAACGGCATACGTTAAGACAGTGCCGACAGGCGGTAAGCTGATGTCGGTGAAGAGTGTTGGTGGTAGGTCTATCGTGTTTAATCAGGTTGTTAACCTTAACAATTTTCGCCCAAACTATACAGTGAACGGTGTTACATTTACAAAGCTTGACAATGGCAAGTTTGTAGCAAACGGCACTGCAACTGGCGAAGATGCCTACTTCTCGGATAGCTTTATCCCGATTAAAGGTCATGTGTATCTGGAAAAATCCTGCCCTAAAGGTGGCTCAGCAGAGACATATCGTTCATACATTACAGGTAGTGGTGTTGTGATGGACACCAATTATGGAAGTGGCGTAATAGCACCCATTAATGTAGACGCCCGTGTATATATAGTTCCGCTGATGGTTAAGTCAGGAGCAACTGTCAATAATTTGGTAGTCTACCCACAGATTTATGACCTCACCGCAATGTTTGGTTCAGGCAACGAACCTGCAAGCGTGGAAGAATTTGAGAAAATGTTCCCCGATGCCTATTACCAGTATAATGCTGGCGAAATAGTCAGCGCTGGGGTGACAGAGGTTGCTGTGGGTGATAACGCCTACCCAATCCCCGAAGCAATCAAGGCACTGCCTGGCTATGGAGTTGAGGGGAATGTGACAGACTACGAGGCTAAGACCTATACCCAAAACAACACTGTTGACGGAACTGGAATCAAAGCGTTAGATACACCAATAATCACAGACATATCATCGTTAATACCAGACGACTTTCTGCGGAACATCGAAGTTGAAGTAGGTGGTTCAGTGACATTCAAAAACAGCAATGACAGCTATCGCATACCTGTTCCAAGCGAAGAAGAATATATTGTTAAGCTGTCAGAAGTAGGAGGTACAACATGACAGATTTGCAGAGAAAAATGGCTGACAAGCTAGGTCTATCTACCGAAGATTTTCAGCCAAAGAAAGCCACAAAAGTGGACGAGTTAGAAGCACAGGTGCTATACACGGCGCTAATGACCGACACTTTGATTGAGGAGGGTGACGACAATGTATAAAAAGGTCAAACGTTTGTACGATTTAGGTTTGTACACCGCTGAACAGGTCAAGGACTTTGCTGACAGGGGGAAAATCACGGCTGAGGAGTATGAGATGATAACAAAGGAGGTATACCATGAAGCAGAAGTTAGCAAAACTCATTGATGTAAAGTCCATTGTAACGCTGTTCTTGACAGCGGTGTTCTGCGTGTTGGCACTGCGCCGCACGATCTCAGCAGAGCAGTTCATCACGGTGTTTACGGTGGTGATCTCGTTCTATTTCGGCACGCAAAGTGCCAAGAGAAAGTCAGGTGATGACGAGTGACGGAAGCAATTATAGTCGCACTGATAACGGCGGCGTCTGCGGTAGCGTGTCAGCTTGTTATTGCGGCAAACAGCCGTAAGACTATGCAGCAGGCGCAGTACGACAGCCAAAAGCTTATCGAGTACAAGATTGATAAGTTGTCTGAGCGTGTGGACAAGCATAATTCCGTTATTGCTCGGACGTATAAGTTGGAACAGGATTATGCTTTGATTGATGAGAAAATCAAGGTGGCTAATCATAGAATTGACGATTTGGAAAGGAAGTAATTTTTATGGCAAAGACATTTAAGGGCATTGACGTTTCGCAGTATCAGCAGAACATTGACTTCAAAAAGGTAAAAGCGGCTGGTATCGACTATGTTATCATTCGTGCAGGCTTCGGCAAGTACGCTAATCAGAAAGACCCATATTTTGAGAAAAACTACAAGGCTGCTAAAGCGGCAGGTTTGAAAGTTGGTGCTTACTGGTACAGTTATGCGGCAACTGTTGTGGAAGCAAAGGCAGAGGCTCAGACCTGTATCAACGCTATCAAGGGCAAGACGTTTGAGTATCCGATATACTTCGACCTCGAGGAGCGTTCACAGTTCGCAAAGGGCAGAGCATTTTGCAACAGCCTTGTCAAGACTTTCTGCAATGCACTTGAACACGCAGGCTACTGGGCAGGACTGTATATCAGCCGTTCGCCTTTACAGCAGTACATATCTGCCTACGTCGCTAAGAGATATGCTCTTTGGGTCGCTGAGTACGGCTCACGCTGCAACTACGGCAGAACATATGGTATGTGGCAGTACAGCTCCACTGGAAGAGTCAGCGGTATCAGCGGCAATGTTGATATGGACATCTGCTATGTGGACTATCCTGCGAAGATCAAGGCGGCAGGGCTGAACGGCTTCAAGAAGACCATCAGTTCGACCACAAAGCCGTCTGCAAGTTCCACTAAGAAGACAGTAACGTACACTGTGAAACGTGGTGATACGCTCTCAGGCATCGCACGGCGCTACAAGACTACTGTTGCGAAGCTTGTCAAGAACAATGGTATCAAGAACGCTAACCTCATTTATGTGGGGCAGAAAATCAAGATAAAGTAGACAGTAAGACAGCCGTCTCGGACTTTTATGGGTCTGAGGCGGCTGATTTTTTTTGCTTGCTGAAATCCAAGCGACCGCAAGTTTCAACACAACCTTAAACACAACCCTATCGCAAAAATTCACAGCATATCACAGAACATCACACAAAACAAAAACAGCTATCAAACCACGCATTTACGCA